TGCGGCTGTCCCCGCTCAGGGCGTACTCATCGCTCAGCGCCGCGATCGGCTTGCCGGTGCCGTGCAGCCTGACGCCGGTGCCGCGGGTGTCGATGTAGACCTGTCCAGCCTTGTTGGTGACGATCGGTCGGGCGTCGGCCACCATGGCGCCCGGTTGCGGGGGGGTGACCGGCGCATCGGTCGGTCGGGCTTGGGCCTGCAGTTCGCGGATGGCGGAGGTGATCTGGTCGGCCCAGGCGGGGAAGTTGGCTGGCGCGCCTTCTGCCCCGACCCTCAGTTGCAAGAACTCGCGCCCGTCCCGCTGCACCACCTCCGCGATGCCCTTGCGCTGCAAGGCGTCGTAGACGCGCGTCGCATCCGCGCTGCGGAACTGGGGGCGGATCTCGATCGGGCCGTCCTGCAAGGCGGCGACGTACAGCGCCTGGCCGATCCCCTTGCCGCGCGCCTCCGGCGCGATCTCCACGGTCTGCACGAATCGCCGGCCATCCGGATAGGACAGCACTCGCAAGCCATCGCGCGGCGCCATGTCGCTGACGTAGATCTGGCGCGTGATGTTGTTGTTCTCGCCGAACGTCTCCGCGCGCCTGCTCACCGTGTCAACTGGAAGCGCGCGGATGGCGGCCGTGACGCGCGGCGCCGGACGAGTGGCCCCTTCCACCTCAACCGCATGCCGGAGCGCCGCCTCAGCGCTGGGGAACGACTCCACGCCGGACTTCTGTTCCACGCCGGCCCCGAGTTGCAACGCGGTGCGAGGCGGCTCACCATCGGCCCAGGTGCCGTCGTCCCTGAGGTGCTGCACTCGCGTGCCGCTGTCGTCGGTGAAGTCACGCACGAGCGCGACCGAGCCGTCTGTGCGCTGCACGGTGCGATAGACGGCCGACCATTTGCTGCCGTCTCGATAGGCGCCCGCCAGCGTCGGCGCGTCGGACGCGGCCGGAATTGCCGCAATCTCCGGCGCCACATCCGCCACCCGCACCGGCTCGCCGGCGGCGATCTGGTCCTCGGCCCGGGCCAGTGCGGTCTCGTGCTGGTCCATCGCCCGCAGGCTGTCCGGTGCACCAGGGTTGGCCGCAGCCCGGCGCTCGGACAGCAGCGCCACGTGGGCGGCGTCCACCACCTCGGTCGGGTAGGCGCGCACCGCGTCGGCCACGGCGCTGGGCCGGCTCGGGAAGGGCGCCGGCGCGGCGAGCTCGGCCGGCGGCACATCAGCGGCGCGCGGCGGCAGGTCTGGCAGCCCGGCCACGGCGCGGGCCAGCTTCTGCTGGCGCAACCCGTAGGCGGCGAAGCCCGCCGGCAGCAGCGTGGCCACCGCCAGCCCCACCGGGTCGAACGGGTCGAACTGCTCGGCCTGCCGGTCATAGCCGGCGCTCTGCAGGATGTGGCGCGTGGCCGCCTGCTGGGCGACGAATCCGCCAGGGCCGCCGATCGCGTACAGCCCGGCCGTGCCCAGCGCGGTCTGGCCGACCGCCGGCAGCGCGGCAGCGGCAAGCCCCACACCCTGCACCATGCCGGCCTTCGCCCGCGTGTTCACGTCCACGCCCGCCAGCCGCAGTTCATCGGCCTGGGTGACGCCCTCCTCCAGCCCCGCCAGCCCGATGCCGACAGGGCCTGCAGCCAGGCCGCCCACCACCACCTTGGACGCGCCGCGCGTGAAGCCGAACAGCAGCTGCTCGGCCGTGCTGGCCGTCACCGGGTCGGGCTTGTAGTCCTTCCAGTAGCTGCGCACCGTGTCGCCCAGCTCGCTGCTGAAGGCCTCCACCGGCACGCCGGTGCGGTCCATCTGCTTGCGCTGCGCCGGCGTGGCGTCGAGCATCGCTATGAAGTCGCCCCAGGTGTCTGCTGCCGTCGCGCCGATCTCACCGGCCGCCACCGCCAGGCCGCGCGGAACGGCCGACCAGGCGCTGAACTTCGGCTCTGGCGTCGGCTTCACCACCGGCGTGTTGGCCAGGGCGTCGATCGCGTCCTGTTCGTAGGCTGATCCCAGCGGCATGTCAGCGCACCTCGATGATGATCGGCCGGCCGGCCGGATTCGTGACCAGCCCGCCGCCGGCGCGCACGCCGTAGCGGCCCGGCGCGACAGGCTCCAGGGTCGCCTGCGGCAGCGCGGCCAGGAAGTCGGCCACCTGCATCGTCTTGCCACCCGGCAGCGCCACCTTGCCGTCGGGCGCCTGGCTGGCCAGGGCCGCGGCCGGGTAGGCCTTGAGCTTGTCGGCGAACTGCGCTTCGCTGACGCCAGCCGGGATGGGGATGCGCTTGCCGTTGTGGTCCACCATGTCGCCGCCGGTGGCCAGCCGCACGACGCCGGCCACGCTCGGGCTGATGCCCTCGGCCTGCTGCCCCAGGTACATGAGCCTGGCCGCGTCGATGGCATCCTCGCGCCACTTCGCGGGCAGAGAGTCGCCGATCTCCTTGGCGATCTGGGCGCGCAGGCCGAACTCGGCTGATGCGTCCTCCTTGATGCCCTTGTCCTTGATCGCCTGCGCACCGCGCGCCACCAGCTCGGAACGGTAGCGCCCGCTCACGGTGGTGTCGGCGCCGAACTGCATCTCCAGCGCCAGTGCGCGCCGGGCGCCCTTGTCCTCGCCGCCCACTTGCTGGGCCAGCGCCAGCATCATCGGCGCCGGCAGCACGCCGGCCAGCTGCGCAATGCGCCGGCCACGCTCGGCGACGGGCAGGGCGCCCAGGATCTCGCCGAACCGCTGCGCCTCCTCGGCCAGCAGCGGGGACACCGGCCGACGGGTGATGGTCGACACCTCCTGCGCCTGGCTGGCCCGCTCCACAAGGCCGGCCGCAATGGTGTCCAGGCTGCCGGTGTTCAGCGGGCGCAGCGGGCCCGACAGGATGCCGCGCTCGTTCGCCGCGCGCAGCGGGTCGGCGCCGTAGTCCTTGCGGGCCTCGGTCAGCACCTGCTCGCGCCGCTTGATCTCCTTCTCCAGTTCCTGGCTGGTGCCGGAGACGGCTCGGGCCTTGAGGGCGTCCAGCTGCTGCGCCTGCACGTCCAGCGGCAGCATGGCCGCCGCGGTGCGTGCCGGGATCTCGGCGGCGATCGACTTGTAGGCCGCGGCCGCCGTCGGCGTCAGCCGGCTGATCAGCGCGGCGGAAGCGTTGGGGTCGGCCTGCTTGCCCTGCAGCGCCCAGCCCTGCAGGATGCCGAACGCCTCGTCGGACTGGCGCTGCGCCTTCGCCGCCACGATCTCGGCGTGCTGCGCCTGGCGCAGGGCCCGCGCCTCGTTCGATGCCCGGTAGTTCTCGACGTGGGCCAGCAGCTGCGCCTTCTTCTGCGGGTCCAGGTCGGCGTTGGCGTTGATGCCCTGCTCGACCACGGCTAGGGCCTTGTTGTCCTGCTTCGCCGCGTTCACTGCGGTGAAGGCCCGGGTGTAGGCCGTGCCCTCGACCCAGGTCTGGCCCTCCTTCTGGATGCGCACCGGATCCCACCCGGCGGCCGGGCCGAGTTCCTTGACCGATGCGAACCAGACGTCGCGCGCCTGCTGCGGGTCGTTGACGGCCAGCCGCTGGGTGTACTCGCGCAGCTGGTCCAGATTGGCGCCGATGTCCAGCTGGTCCCGCTTGCGCACCACGTCGGTGACCTTGCTGTCCAGTCGGCCCACCAGGCCCTGCACGTCGCCCTGCACGATGGCGCGGTGCGCCTCAGGCACGCCGTCGATGCCGGCGGTGATCAGCTTCTGGGTGCGCTCGCGCCAGGCCTTGGCCGCGTCCGTCTTCGGCAACTGACCACTCAGCACCTCCTCGCCCACCCGCTGGAGCTCGTCGTGCACGCCATCGCGCAGCGCGTTCAGCCGAGACTGCGCTGCGGCGGCGTCAGCGCGCTCGCGCAGCTGCTTCGCTTCGTGGGCCGCCTGCCGGGCTTCCAGATCCTGCTGCCGCTGCGCCTGCTGCGCCTCGGCCACCTGCAGGCCGGCCACGTTGTCGACGGCGCTGGCCACCGCGCCCACGCCGCGCGCCGGGTCGACAGGCTGCGCCCGGGCCTCTTGAACGACAGCCTGACCGAAGTCCAGGCCTGCAGCGATGCGACCCATGTCAGTAGTCCCTCGGGTCGGGCAGGCTCGGCTGGATCGGCGGTGCCCACCCGCTGGCCCGCTTCCACTTGTCCCGGGCCATCGTCAGCGCGCCCAGGGCGCCCAGCGTGCCGTTGATCATGGCCTCGCGTCCGTCAGACCGCGCCGCGGCGGCCCGGCTCTGCCCGGTCAGGATGGCCACACCGGCGTCCTGCTCGACGTTGCGCACGATCTGCCGCTCAGCATCCAGCACCGACCCGCTGGCCAGTGACACGCCGGCGCCGACGGCATCGGCCCGGGCCTTGCCCAGCTCGGCCGCGCCCGCCTGCCGGATGCGCCGGGCCCTGGCCTGGCCCTCGGCCGTTGCCGCCGCGGCGTCCATCGCAGCCGCACGGGAACGCATCACGCCGGACGCCAGACTGCCCAGGGCGACAAGGCCCTGCGCGCCGGCTTGCCGCGCCAGCCCGCCGGCCTGCTGCTCGCCGGGCGATGCGCCGGCGCCCATGCCGGCCGTCATCAGGGAGAGGGGAACGCACATCGTCAGAACTCCATCACCACGCCGGAGCGCCGCGCGCCCAGCCGTTCGCACAGCGCCTCGACCAGCCATGCGTCGATGCCCGTCATCACACCCAGCTGCACCTTCGCCGCACCCAGGGCGCGGCCCCAGTCGCGGTACTCGGCGATCAGCCGCGCCGCCGCCATGCCGCCGCGGTGCTCCTTGGCAATGAACAGCGCCAAGTCGCAGGTCACGTAGTCGGTGCTGAAGTAGTGCTGCGCGGCCATCGCCACCATGCCGCCCACCATCAGCCCGTCGCGCTCGATCACCTTGGCGAAGCCCAGCGGGCTGTAGATCGCGTGCCGGATGGCCGCGGCCACCCGCTCCACGTCGTACTGCATGGCGCGGAACTCGGGGCTCTCGGCGTGCATCTCCTGGCCGAGTTCGACCATGCGGGGGATGTCGGCCTCGGTAGCGGCGCGGATCATGGTCATCAGCCAGGGTTCGCCGAGATTCGCCGCACCACCGCCAGCACCATCCAGGGGTAGCTCTGCGGCTGTGTGATCTCCACCTCGCCGGCGTCCGTCGCCCAGCCGAAGTCGCTCACGTCCTTCCAGCCGCTAAAGGCCCCCACCGGGGAATCCAGCACGCCCTCGCCGAACTCGCGGAAGGCCAGCGGCTGCCCGTTCACGTTGCAGCCGATCGTGTCCTTGAACAGCACCTTGGTCTGGCCGTTCATCACCCGCTTGCCGGCCGCCGCGCCCATGCCGGTGCCGAACTCTGGCGGCAGCAGCCGCAGCGTGGGCACAAACCGCAGTCCCACGTCGACCGTCGCTGCGGCGCGCGGGAGTTCGATCTCGCCCCCGGCGCTGACGGTGAAGTCGCCCAGGTCCACGCCATCGGCCACCGCCGAGACGCTCAGCCCGGCCAGATGCGCCAGGCCAGACACCGTGGTGGCGCCCGGCGCCTTGGTGACGCGGCAGTCCTGGTAGGCGCCCCAGTTCATGCGCTCGATGTAGCGCTTGGTCGTGCCGTTGATGGTGCGGCGCACCACCATGTAGGTCTTGTCTTCGCCGTCCTCGGGGATGGTGGCCATCGACTCCACCACGCCATCGCCGGACGGCGTGCACAGCGTGAAGGCGCGCACCGACTGCTCGCGAGAGATGGTCACGGCCAGGTAGGTGCCGTCGGTCTTCTGCACCCACTGCACCCGCTCGGGCGACTGCTGGTAGGTCACCTGCTCCACGCCGCCAGCCATCAGGTGCTCGCTGAAGGTGCTGGCCTCGCCGCTGCGGTAGCCGCCCACCTCGATCGCGTAGCCCAGCGTGCGAAGCGCCGACACGCCGCGCTGGGCGTAGTACAGATCGTCGTCGATCTGCTCCGGCCGCACCTTGGCGCTGCCTACCTTGGCCTGCGGCGTGGCGCGCACGTTCGTCGGCGTGATCGGCTTCTCGATGCCGCCGGCCATCGTCCACTCGCCGCCGTAGGTGAGCACCACCAGGTCGCGGTTGCTGCTCAGGAACTGGATGGGGTTCACCTCGTCGCTGCTCAGCTCGAAGCTGTAGGAATCGTCGTCCAGCGCGCCCTTGGTGAAGTCGCTGTAGAGCCCGGGCCGGCTGCCCCAGATCGTCTGCGGGTAGCCGGGGCTGCCGCCGGCCACCAGCCGCTGCTGGTGCAGCGTCACGCTCGACGGGTAGCCGTCCACCGCGTTCCACACCGCAGACTCCAGCGTCCAGGCATCAGCCTCGGCCGCCGTGGTGCTGGTCAGCACCGACTCGATGCGGGCCGACACGTGCGTGCTGTCGGTGTAGGCCGTGATCTTCAGCAGCCCGCCGTTCAGGGTCACGAAGCGCCCCACGTCATCAGCGCGCCAGCCGGCCGCGCCCAGCGTGAGCGTGGTCGACTTGCCCACCGGCTCCTTGTCAGTCGGCGTGCAGGTCGTCTGCGGGGAGCGTGTCAGCTTCCACTCGCTGGCCGGCAGCGTGGTGCTGCCGAAGGTGCTGGTGACCGTCACGTCAACCACCGTCGTGCTCGTGTAGCCGGTGATCGTGGCCTCGCCACCGCTGTGCTGCAGCGTGCGCCCCACGTCGGACGCCAGGAAGGCTGCCGCCGCGGCCGTCGCGGTGGTGCTTCCCGATGTGGCGCCCAGCGTGATCGCGGTGGCCTGGCGCCGGCCGATGTCGGCGAACGGGGCCGGCGAGAACGGCGCCTGCTCCATCACCCAGCGCGAGTCGGAGAACCGGCGCAGCCGGTAGATCGGCAGCGTGCCAAGAGCCAGGAACATGGTGTCGGCGCCCTGGGTGTAGTCCAGGTCGAACACAGTGGCCGTGGTGTAGGACATGTCGATCTCGTAGATGCTGCCCAGCACCGCGCCGTCCTTCCAGAAGCGCGCGTAGCCGTCGCCAAGCTCCACCACGTAGGCGTTATCCTGGTCGCGCACGAAGGGGACGATGCGCGTCAGCTTGCTGCTCTCTTTCACCTCGCCCAGGTAGTCGGTGCCGGGCCGGCCGCGGGCGCCGCCCTGCTGCATGATCACCACGTCGCGCGCCAGCTTCACGCTGTCGGCGTACTTGGCCAAGTCGGGCCGGCCGTACAGGCGCGGCGAAATCTCGCCGCCGGTGAAGTTGGTCGAGAGAACGTCTTGGCGCATGGTCAGAACCGCACGTCGGTGAACGGGCTGTCGCCCCAGTCCTCGGGCTCGTTGTCCTGGCCGGCGATGCTCTTGGCCTCGCGCAGGGCCTGGTCAGCCTCGGCTCGCTTCAGCTGCGCCAGACTGGCGCTCTGCGTGATCGGGTAGGCCAGCCGCGCCGCCATCTCGGCGCAGGCCAGGTCGCACAGCAGGCTGTCCCACAGCGCCGGGTCTTCGTTGCGCCAGACGTAGACCAGCGGCAGCACGTCGGTGTCGGCGTAGATGCGGCGGCCCTCCATCTCGTGCGACATGCGCTCGCCGCGCTTGCCCACCTGCAGGTTGCGCAGCCAGTCGCCTGGCAGCACGAAGCTGTAGCCCCAGTCGAACTCGGGCGCGGTCGACTCGGGCGCCAGGATCACCCGCTTGCGGGCGCAGGGCCATGCGTGCTTTCGCAGCAGGTAGTCGCGCACCTGCGGCCAGAGGTTGCCGCACAGCCGGGCCCGCTTGCCCTCGCTCAGCGCGAAGGACGCGATGGGGTCATCGCCCAGGTGCTGTAGCGCATTGCTGCAAATGCTGATCGCCGAGCTGGCCATGTCGTCCTCGGGTCCAGAAACAAAAAGAGGGAGCCCTCGCGGGCCCCCTCGGTTGTGCCGGTGCTACCCGTTCACCGGCGGGCGTCAGGCGTCAGGGCGCCACGTACAGAACATCCACCGCGATCAGCGCGTCGTCGGTCGGGTTGCCGCCGCCGAGGGTGAAGTAGGGCTCGGCGTCGGCCGTCAGCGTGTACTCGGCGCCCACCGCCACCAGCGCGCCGGTGGACAGGAAAGAGCCGTTCACCGCCGCGGTCGCCACGTCGGCCGCCGCCACGATGCCGTCGGCGTCGATCGCGGTGCCGGTGCCGTCCGCCGTCCAGTTGCGCACGCCCACGTCCAGGGTGATCGACGTGCCCATGTCGGCGCAGCGCACGATGGCGCCCAGCAGGCGCGCACCCTTGGGGATGCGGTCGCGGTTGCCGCAGGTGTCGTTCTGCGCCCAGGCCACGGTCGCGGGGCCGCTGATGCGCGACACGCGAACCAGGCCGGACGAGACGGCCTTGATCTTGCCGCCGGCCGAGTTGGAAGCGAGGCGCGCGGCCTCGCGGGAGGTTTGTTCAGCCATGATGTTGGTCCTTCAGTTCGTTGCTGGGTGTCGGCCGATCACTGGTAGGCGATCTCGACCACGCCCTTCTCGTCCTGGCGGCCAGCCGCCATCGAGCAGTTGATCGTGGTCTGCCAGAGGTTCTTCTTGTCCGGCCGGCGGTCGACGCGGCCCTCGACGAAGCCCTCGCCGAAGTGGATCGCCGACTTGGCCCAGGCCACCGTGTAGTAGGTGCTCGCCGAGACCGGATCGATGGCCTCGAACGGGATCCAGGTGAAGCCCATCCACTGGCCGATCACGTCGCCCTTCTGCAGGAACTGGCTGGCCATGTAGTCGGCGCTGGTCAGCGTGGTGTCGGACATGATGTCCTCCACCATGTCGGCCGTGTACGCCATGAACAGCTGCTCGCCCGGCGAACCGTGCTCGTCCTTCTCGTTGGCGCGGAACAGCTTGCGGGCCTGGATCACCTTGGCCTTGGTGAAGCCGGTGGAGCCGTGGGCGATCTTCTGGCCGCTGGGCAGGGCGGTGCTGGTGCCGTCCTTCAGCAGCTGGCTGTCGCGGCAGGCCCGGTAGATCAGGTTGTCGATCTTGCGGTTGCGCTTGCCCACCAGGGTGTTGGCGTAGTGGCCGCCGGTCACCGGGTTCACCAGCATCTTGGGGATGTCGGCGCGGTCCAGCGGAAGGGCGTCGAAGAAGTCCTTCATGGTCACGACGCGCGCCGTGTGGGCGATGTCGCTGAACACCGTGTCGCCGTGGCGCACGCTGTCGGCCGGCAGGTCGCCGGACGGGTCGATGTTGTTGATGGTGAACGACTCGCCGGTGATGGTGCCGCGGTCGGTGACGGCCATCTTCAGGCGGCTGTCCATCTGGGCAGCCAGCATGCGCAGCGAGCTGTCGAACTGCTGCACGAAGTTCTGGGTGATCGTGTCGGACATGGTGTCCTGCTCCTAAAGTCGAAGGGTGGTCCGGCTTTCGGGTGATCCGCCAGGGCGGGCCGCTGGTCTACGTGCTGCGCGCCCTGCCTTGTCGGGCGCCGCTGCGGGCTTCTGCAGGTGATCCGCGCGCCATTGCGGGCCTGATGGGGAGGCAGTGTTTTGCCGGTGCGCGTGGCGAATCCGCCCCGATTGGTGTTGCATGGGCCCAGGAACGACAAAGCCGCCCGAAGGCGGCCTTGTTGTGGCGTGCAGCCGGATCAGATCGGCGCAGTGCCGGTCGTCTTGGCGTAGTGCGCGCGCACCGCAGCGCTGACGCGGGCGTGGTCCGGGTGCTTCGGGTCGATGTAGGCCTTGCTGGCCATCATCTGCTCGACCGTCTGCACCTCGGCCATGCCGCCAGCATCGGCCGGCGGCCGGTCCTCGCGCAGCGTGGCACCGAAGTGGGACATGGCCCGCAGGAAGGCGGGGTTCGTGCCCAGCTCGCGTGTGGCCTCGAACAGATCCTTCGGCAGCGCCCGCAGCGCCCGGCCGGCGTTGTCGATGCCTAGGTCCATGTCGGCCGGCTGCGTCCACACCTTCTGCAGCTCGGCCCTGGCCTGGCTGGCCGTCATCGCGGCGACGCCCTCCATCAGGTCGGGGGCGGCGCGCAGGTAGGCGCCCATCATCCACTTGAACTGCTCGCCGGTGATGCCCTTGCCCAGGGCCTCCTCCTTGAAGGCGTCCAGGCGCTCGGTCTTGAGGCTGAAGTCCTTCATGTCCTCGGGCATCTCAAAGGCGTACTCGGCGGCCGACTTCGGCGGCAGGTCGCCGGCGCCCAGGCGCTTCTCCAGGTGGTCGCGGTGCTCCAGGGCCTTGGCCAGCGAGGCGGACGGGTCCAGCTTGTCGCCCTCGCCCTTCACGTGGAACTTCTCGGGCACCTTGCCCAGCAGCGCAGCGAAGGGATCGGCCGGCGCGTCGGCGGGCTTGTCGCCAGGCGTGGCGCCGGGCGCGGCCGGATCGCCGTGGATCAGGCTCTCGGGCGCGCTGGGCGCGGCAGCCGGGGCAGCGGCAGATGCAGCAGCAGGCGCGGTGGCCGCCGGCGCAGCAGTGGCGGCAGGTGCGACTGCAGGCGCAGCAGCAGCGGGGGCTTCGATGGTGGCGGCGTCGCTCATGCTGGCGTGTCCTCGTCTTGCGGGTTGATGGGACGATCGCCGTTGGCCTTGGCGATCTGGTTCAGGATGTAGCCAATCACCTCGGCCTTGGCTGCGCTCTTGTAGGTCTTGAGCACCGCGTCAATCCCGCCGTCGGTGGTGACCTTCACGATGCCGAACCTGGCGTGCAGATCCTCAAGGATCGCCGCGCCGCGGGCATCGGTTTCGAAGATGTCGCGGTACAGCGCGGACAGCGCCTCGGGGTCAGTCATGTGCACCTATGGGGGATGGGATCAGGCGGCCGGCATCACCGACAGGTCGATGTGGCCGGCGCCAGGCTGGCCGTGCCAGGCCGTCCAGCACACGGGGATGCTGGTGGCGATGCGGCCGGCTGGCTTCGCTTCCCAGTCGTACCACCCGGCACGCTCGATGCCGCACGCGGCCTGAGCAATGGCATGGGCCAGGGTGTCAGGGTGCGAGGCGCCATCGCGCCACGGCACGGCGATCAGGTCCATGTCGCGGCGCATGGAGCCGTGCTGCCCGATGGCGTAGCCGTGCACCCGGGCCGCATCGCGGATGGCGGGCAGGCGCGCCAGGTAGAACGCCTGCAGCTCGTCCACTGTCTCGGCCTGGAACCACTTGCCAGGGGTGTAGGGTTTGTCCACTCGGTGTCACCTCTGGGGATGGGCTTTAGCCCGGGCGCTTCTGCAGCGCCGCCTTGACTTCGGCGTGGGTCATGTTCGG